TGTGACAGTGCCTAGTGAATTGATGGTATGCCTCAGCCTACCGTCATCATCCACCAGCTTCAGCCATGCGGCATTGCCATCAGACAACATGCCTAATCGCTTCTGTAGCATGAATGAACGTGCCAGTTTCTGTGCCTCTGGAAAGGCCAGACACTTAAGAACGCTTTCATCAACCTTAGCGTCACCAGTGAAGGTGAACTCTTTGGGCTTCCAGTCGTACTTGCGCCTTAGGCAATGTTCAATGTGTTTCCTACTGTTAGGGTTGAAGTGGACAGTTTCTGATTTGATGAAGGGAACACCCTTCTCATACCCTCTGGTCTTATTGTTTACCTTTGGGATGAACTCAGTCTCTATCGTCCACGGTGGGAAAAGCTCCTGAAGCTCCTGTTCTATCGCAATCTTCTGTGAAGACAAATCAGCGTGTAGGGCTTGCGCTTTATCAATGTCAAACGTCCAACCTGCATTACCAATCTCATTACAAATCTTGGCGATGTCATGTTCAAACGCTATCGCTTCTTTTGACCACTCATGTGGAGCAAGTCGCTTCCATAGTGAGTGATTAACGGCTACATCCTGCTTACAGTATTCCAGCATTTCTGGGGTACAGTTTTCCCAGCCTTCATCCCCGAACTCACCTTTATGGACACCCAACCTCATGCCATAGGCTTTAAGGCTGTGTGAACCATGTAGTTTTCGTGGTAGCTGTTCATGGGTGTACCCCATGGCGTAGTCTTCATTCCTCAGGTCAGAACGGATGAGCCTAGACAGGACAAGCGTATCCGTGACCAGCACTCCTTCCGTACTGAACCAAGGGTAGACTTTCTTTATTGCTGGTATGTCAAAGTTGATGATGTTGTGGCCTATCAGTTCTTTGGCCGTCATCAACATTCTGATGCCATCTTCTAAGGTATCACCATGGTAAATCCGTGGCTCTTTATCCTTATCGACATCAAGCACTGCTAGGCAGTGTACTGTGAAGTTAGGTTGGTCTAGGAAGCCGTTGGTTTCAACGTCCCAGACTAAGCGCATTATCTGTAATCACCTGAGCCTGTAAGGACATTACGGTCTTTTCGGTCTTGGAGTTTGCCGATGTTGATGGCGGCAATCTCTTCTAGGTCGTAGCCAATGTCTGTGGCAATCGCTGTAACGTAGAACAACACATCACCTAATTCTTTGGCTAGGTCAATCTTCAGGCCGAGTGGTAGTTCCATCATGCCGTCATGACATTTAACTTCGTCCACTTCTCCATCTCTGAAGTATTTCTTCAGCTTGTCTGCAACCTCACCTGCTTCACTGCACAATCCCAAAGCTGGGTACAGAACAGTGTCTGGGTAGAAAGCAAACTCCATTGCTTGCGTTTGGTAATCTTCAAGGGTCATTGGTTCATCTTCCCATTCTGGAAGTTCATCAACCCAGTCAAATTGTTCGTCAGTCATCGCCATCTTCGGCTGTCTCCTTATTTTCTATTGCTTCAGTTAGTAGGTGTGACAGTTCTTCTTCTATGAGCCTTCCTGTCTCCCTGTCGTAGACCAAAGTACCTGCATCACCAGTCTCACCAGTAAATCGGTTCTTCAGTATTCTTAAGTGTCTGATGTCGCTATCTGGCTCTTCTGGGTCTACCTGTATAGCGATACAGGCATCACTTAGTTGAGCCAGTGCATGTGAGCCTCTGATGCTGTTCAGACGGACAGCTGCCCCAGCTTCATGACCTCTGTCCCCAGAGGGTCTGCTGAGGTGAGACACCATTATCATGCCTATGTCTAACTCCTGTACCAGCGTTCTAAATTTGGTACAGGCGGCATCAAGCATCCTTCTTTCATCGCCTTCATTGGCACTCACAAGGATGGACAAATGGTCTAACACCACATATCTGACCCCATGTGACCGCACCATGTGCTGTATGCGTTGAATGATGGTGTCGATGTCGTTTGAACCAAAACTGTCAAACAGGACACACGTCCTATCAGTAAACAGGTCGTCAAACGCCTCTATCACCTCATCATCGGTAGCCTGAAGCCTATCAACCAGTAGGTTCTTCGACATATGTATGCCAGTCAGACCTAACAGGGTGCGCTTATTGCTCTCTTCCAGCGCAAGCACACCAACCTTCTGGTCAGACATCAATAGGTGATGAATGACTTCTTTACAGAATGTTGATTTGCCTGTGCCACTGCCTGCAACTACAGCCACAAGTTCACTGCGCCTTAATCCACGCAGTATGTGATTCAACTCACTGTATGGCCATGTAATTGCACTAGCGGCTTCATCTACTGTGATGACATCTCTGTAATCTGATGCTGTCTTGATACCATCTGGCCTGTATGGTTTAGCCTGATATATCGACTGTATCAGTTCATTGGTTTTGCCCTGCATTAGTGCTTCATTGGCATCCTTAGCAGGAAGTGTAGCGATGAAAGCTTTACCTACTGGTAAAATCTCAGCTATTGCCTGTGCCGCCTCACGCCCTGCTTTGTCCATGTCAGTGCAGATGATGATGTCTCGGAAGCCGTTAAGGTATTCAAAGTTTGCTTTGATTGCCCTGACAGCAGACTGTGCGCCTGATGGCAATGACACCACTGCATACTTGTGACCAAAAGATTTAGACAGACTTATAGCGTCTATCTCACCTTCCGTGATGCAAAGCTTCTTGCCATTGCTCCAGAGATGACTTCCGAACAGTGTGATGTCCTTGCTGTTACCTATCATCGAGAATGACTTGTCTCGCCCTCGTATCTTTTGGGCGACAATCTTGCCATTCTTGTTTCTGTATTGTGCTATCTGGACTGGCTCACCATTAGCTTTCTTGCCGATGTGATAGCCAAACTTCCGACAGTCATCTTCTGTCAGCCCCCTAGCAGGTATTGCTTTAGGGTTACCTTGCAGAAGATTGGTGTTATGGGCTTGTGTTTGTGTCACTGCTTCTCCTTCTTTGTCTGGTGGTGTGTAGGTGTTGCACCCAAAGCAGTAGGTATGCCCATCGGAGAATCTGGCGGCATTATCCTGTGAACCACAGTGGTCACAAGGCTCGTGCCTAACGAAAGTGCTTTCTTCATGCTCTCTGATGGGCATCCTTGCTCTCCTCTACTCAGCTAAACGGTACTGCTTAAACCTGCGACCTGATGGGTCGGTCAGCCACTGGTCTTTGATTTTGAAGCCGTTCTCCTTAATCGTATGGATTAGCTTCGTCAGTGACCTCACACGGTATTGTTCTGCCGCCTGAATGACTGTGATTGGACCGTGGTCAATCAGATGGTTCAGGATTTGTTGGTATTGGTTCATTGCTTTCTCCTTCTTCAAGCCATGTTTGGGGAATTACTTTGTTTGCGTATTTGAAGCCGTGCTTATCGCAGTAAGCCGCATAGGTAGTGGGGCTACCTTTGTACAGCCTTGCGTTCTGGTTATAGAAGACCAGACGGAAGTCCTTATCTGGGTGCTGTTGCGTCACCAGATGCCACTTCTGTCTGTCCTCTACTGTCCAGATGCCTTTGGTCTCAATGTACATCTGACCGTCACTGCCCTTCGGCAGTATGAAGTCAGGTGTGTAGGTGGAGTTTCTCTCAGGCCAGATGTATGAAACCTTCTCGGTCTCATACAACACTGGTAATCCTGCTTCTTCGATTTGCTTGGAAATCTTCTCTTCCAGACCACTGCGATAGCCTTTGGCTATTGCGTGATTGCGTCTAGAAATCGTAGCCATCCCCTGAGGCTTGGGCAGCCTCATTCTGGTTGCTAGCTACGAAACCACCCTCTTCTGCATCGAAGCTGATGTCAGCACCGTTTGAACTCTCGCTCAACTGGATTAGCTGGACAGCCCCTAGCTGTAGGCTGATGCCATGGCTTCCACCTGCATTGTATGCGTACATGTTTCCAGCGGCTTTGATGGTTGAACCACCATGGACGTGCGGCAGATTACTTGCCATCACGGTTGCGCCAGAAGCATCGACAAACTTAGGCTGGAACTTTGACTTAGTGATTACAATCAAGTCACCAGTATCTTGGTCTGTCTTGAACGGAAGTTTGGCTGTTTTCGCCTTGTCACCAAATGCATCATTGGCAACTTGTTTTACTTCATCCACGAAAGCTTTTGCCTCGTCCTTAGACATGCGGATGTTTACCTTGTACTGACCATTAGTATCAAACTGTGTGTCAGGGGTGTTTAAGTAAGGGTACATAGCAGTACCCTTGGGTGTTTTGAAAGCTGGTTTCTTATTCTGCATGATGTTTGTCTCCTTCATCATCGTTTGGGTTATGTTCGGGCAGACCAAATTCAGACACGGTCAGCCCCAATGCTTCTGCTTCTGCAAGCAAGTCTATTGGGATAGGCTCGCCACGTTGTAGATACAGCTTCCCTATCCCGAGAAGTCGTTCTCGTGGGTCTATGGTTTTCTCCTGATTTTGTTAGGTTCTAAACGCACAAAAGCCCCCACTCGGGGGGCTTCAGTACATAAGTGTCTCGCCTTGAGACACTGTGCTTTCAGGTGTTAGCTGAAGGCGTATTTACTACGCATCAACTCACCCAAATCCAAATCACCAATGTCTGGTAATGGGGCTTCATCTGCAATGCGTTGCATGGTCTGTTGTAGTAATGCCTCGTAAGGGCAGTAGTCAGTGAACAGGTCAATCAAGGATGACTTGATGGCTGTATCCATCACATCGACATTATCAATGGTCGTGCTGAAGCTATCATGCACTAACATTAAGTCTGTGATGCCCATTGACTTGCACTTCAAGGTGGCCATCATCAACAACGTAGCATCCAGCGAGTGGATGAAGTTTGGTGATGAAGCGTTGACGCTTTTACTCTGACGGATGTCGTCCGTGTAGTTCCGCAGATTAGCCTTATCCCTGCGTATCTTCTGAGCATCCACATCCCACAGCGGCATCTCTATTCTGGTAGGGCTTTTCTTGTAGTCCCTGTAGAATTGCGTCATTGGGAAGTTCATGGGCGTTTTGAAGTGTAGGTGAAGGTTGTTCTGGTAACACAGATTGGCCATGTACTGGATGTATTCCATTCCAGCCTTAGCACTGGTCACAGTGTCCTCGATGGCTTCTTTGGCCACCTTTGCCATGTACCATGAGGCGGCAAAACCGCCGTCATCACCAAAAGGATGCTTGTCAATTTTGCCCTGCCGCTTCTTGGTAGACAGACCCTTCATGACATTGTTCATTATCTGCTTGGCGAAGCCATACAGGTCAGAACTGTAAGCCCACGTCATCGTTGGTTGCTTCAAGTGCTTCCGTTCAATGCCGTTGCTTTTCCACTGAAGCGCACTCTGCAAGTCCTTTTCTTCAGCTTCATCACGCTCTTCAATGGCCTGTAGTTCCGCAATCTTACGTTCATTAATCTCTATGGCTTTATCTAC